AAAGTTCCAGTTTTCTCAATGTTCTCAAGCTGACTCTCAAAAACGTCGTCGATTACTTGTCCCAGTCCGTCGATTTCTCGATTTTGTTGGATCCGTCTAATATCCTCTAAGAGCTGTCGCTGTTTTGATAAATATTCATTTGTATCTTGAAGCTCAGTATTTATCGTTTTCGTTGTTGTGACTCTCGATTTTCCTGATTTTTTGCGTTCTTTTTCCGTTTCTTTTTCGGTAATACTTAAATCGTTGTAAATCTCTGAATATTCTTTAATATTATCTCTCAAACTTTTTTCGATAGATAACATTTGATTTAGTTTGATTTTTGTAGCCGTTCCAGGATTTGGATTCCTTCGTCGATTATTAGCGTCCTCCTTTCTCGCTAACTCAACTTTTTCCTCGTAAATTGGTAAATATTCTTTTTCCTGGTCAATTATTTCCTGAATGACTTTTTTCTTTTTTTCCAAAGCAATTTGCTCGTTTTTGTCGATTTCTTTTTGATTTTTTGCGTTTACGTTTGCAAGTCTTCGCTCGTCGTCAATAGCTTTAAAATCCTTTTCCTTTTTTTTCCTTATATCTTGATCCCTTGCTTGTTCGTCTTGTTTTTGTCTATCCTGAGCCTCTTGAATATCGGCTTTATTTTTGGCTTGTTTTTCTTCTTCCTCCCGAGCTTTTTTTGCACCTGAGGCGACGTCATACCACGCAAAAGCTAACTCCGTAACAGCCGAAATAATTAAAAATATCCCTACTGAAGCGAAAGCCTTTCCAAATCCCTTAACGGCTTGTCCTGAGGTTTTTAATCCGTCAGCGACTTTTTGCTGTTCCTGACGATAAGACTTTGTCAGAGGAATTTGTTTAAGTATTTCCTGACCTAATTTTTTAAAGTCAGTTAAATACAATTTTTGAGCTGTTCTCAGAGCTATCATCGTCGTCTTATAAACTAAAAACGCTCTAATTAAACGACCTATAATATTAACGATTTGAGGTAAATTCTGTCCGACCCATTTTAATCCGTCAATCAATCCTTGAAACGCTCCCTCTCCGGATCCTATTTGAGTAAATAATCCGAGAAAAGAATTTTTTAACTCCAGCAAAGCCTGACCTAAAGTATTCGTCCTTTTGTTTGCTTGTTCCTGAGCGACGCCATTTGTATCCATTTGCTCAGTCAATTCGCTCAATCTCTCAGTATTATCAAGTATTATTTGACCAGCGACAACGTTTTGAACGCCAAAAACTTTCGTCATTCCCTCAGCGTCCTCCAATAAAGGCGTCAAAGCCTCAAGTCTTTCCTCAAACGGAATCGTCTCGTCGGATAAAGTTTCAAATGAAACGCCCAATTCGTTTAAAATATCTTTTGCGTCCGTCGGTAAAGCGTCAGGAGAGGCAAGTTTTAACATTACATTACGGAGCTTAGTTCCAGCCTCAGCTCCTTTTTGACCATTTTCAGCGAGTAACTCGATTAAAGCTGTTGACTCCTGAACGGATACGTTTGAGCTTTTCGCAATCGCTCCAAATTTTAATAAAGCTTCCGTTATTAATGGAATCTCAGCCGACCCAAATTTGGATCCTGACGCCAGTACGTCGATAAATTTACCAGCTTCCTCAGACGACGCTCCAAACTGATTCATCGCGTCCGTTAAGTTTTTAGAAGCCTCAGGTAACGTCATTCCTGACGCTTGAGCTAATATTATCGCTGATTCAGTTAATTCGTTTAGAGCCTCAGCATTTGATAATAATTCAGGCTTTGCCGAGCCGATTAATTTATATGCTTCAATTACAGCCGAAGCACCTCCCTCGACACCGATTCCAAGCTCGTTCGCTTTTTGCTTGTAAAACTCCAAGTCTTTTCCTCCAGCTCCAGTTATTGCCGAAAGGTCAGCGACAGCCTGGTCGAACTCGACAATCGCCTCGACTCCAGTTCTAACTACTGACCCCACTCCGAAAGCGAGACCCAACTGAGCCAGTCCAGTTCTTAAACCAGCGAGAGCGTTTTTATAGTTACCTACATTTCGGAAATTATCTCCGACAGTTTTATCGAGCTTCTTTAATTGAGCGTCGCCTTTTTGAGCTGACTTCGTTACTTTTTGATATTGTAATTCAAGGTCTCGATAAGCTTTTGTATTCTTTTTTCCTGAGGATTCGAGAGCTAACATTTCAGCACCTAAACGCTTACTTTCGTTTTTGAGATCCCTCGTATTTTTAGCGAGTTTTTTATAAGCGTCGTTTTCTTGTTCAATCGCTTTTATTTTTTTATTTCGCTCAGTTTGTTCTCTTTTTTCTTGAGCCGATTTAAGTCGAGAGGTCTTTAATTGTTCCTGAGTTAGCTTTTCCTTTTCCCTTTCAATAGCGATTAATTCCCTTTCAGCCGTTACTTTTTGATGTGTTGCCGTTTGTTTAGCCTTGTCGATTTCGATAGCTTGTTGATTGACTTTATTCGCCTTTTCAACTAATTTAATCAGGTCATTTATTCCTTTAGCGTTATCGATTTTTAAGGATCCGAAAGCTTGTTTACTGGACGTCGCTATCCCTTTAAGCTCAGTTTTAAATTTATCCAGCTTTTGAATCGTTTTATCGGCTGAGTCCCTGATTCCTTTAAATATATCCTCTTTTTCAAAAAGGTCTCTACTACTTATTTTTTTCGCCATTGTTCGCTTTATTTACTCGATTAAATTCGTTACTTAAATCAAAAAATTCTTTAACCGATATCTCTTTTACTTTTATCCAGTATCCTATCCACTTACTCAAATGGATTAAAGTTTGTTCTATTGTCGAGCCGTTGCCTCCATTATTTAAAATCCTCTCCAGCTTTTGCGTCTCCATAGCTATCCGAGTCAATTCAAATTTATCCTCAGTTATAACGTGAGTCAATTCAGCTAAAGCCTTTTTTTTGTACTGATTTAATAACCTCTCGTAATATTTACTCAGACCATACGTCTTTATATATTGGTCGTAAATTTTAGTCCAGGCAATATTATCGTTTTTTTTATTACCTTTTTTCCCTTTCCTTACAAATTCTTTATTATCGGACTCAGTACATTTAATCCAATTATAAAGAGGCATTTCCTCAATCGTATAATAATACGTCTCTGAGTTCAATTCTATACTCGTCGATAAGTCTTTCGGTAAGCTTGTCTTTTGAGTCGTCTGAAAGCCAAACAATTTCCTCGCCATATTTCGTATATAAATTTGCATCGTCTTTAATTGGATCCGATTCGATTTCAAAAAAGTTATTTCCCAAAATTACTCTCATACTGTTATAAAAGTCTCCAGTATCAAATAAATTGTATCTCGTTCCAGCTTTTTTTCGACCTCCTGATAATATTTCCGTTAATACTGAGTAAGTCGTCGACCCAGTTTGTAAATCCGTTATCGGAGTATTTAATCCAGTAATCGATTTTCTGAGCTGATTGTCTTGTAATAATTTATCGATAATATACTCCTGAATGTCAGCTTTTGAAAATACAGCTCTCCAAATCTTATCAGGATCCAGCTCTCTTTTCATTTCAGTAAGTCGATTCGTTAATAAATCCATTCCTCAAATTTACTCAAAGCATTATTTTTAATCTCAATCGAATAAAAAAAAAAGGGAGTAAAATTAATTACTCCCTCTCTCATTTGTGTTAAAAAATTTCTCGATTAGTCAGCTAAGAAATCCACTTTTCCAATGAATCCAGTCTTATTTACGCTTAAACGATAGTTCTCTCCTGAGGTAATTAAGTTCCCCACTTGATTAATCGTATAAGTTCCGTCAGGCTGTTCGTTTATTCCGTCAATAGTTAACGGCAGATTTGTATCCAAATTAAACAAAGTGAAATCAGTCAAAGTCGCACCTGAGAAGATAATCGGATTCAAAGCAGTTCCATAATCAAAGAACGCTTTAAATACAACTGTCGTCGTCGGAGTTTGAGACGTAATCTCAAGGTTAACGTCGACAAGTCCTGAAAGACCATTAAAGTCAACTCCAGCCTCGTCAGAGGTAATCATATACATTGTGGACTCGTCGAATAAACGATTAAAGTCAAATCCAAGCATAATCTTTTGAACAGTCGCATCCGTCGCAAAGTTAAATACTGGATTCCAAGACTGTTCGTCAACTGGGATAGGATATAAAAATCCATTCTCTTTCGATCCGACCAGGTTTCCGTTTACGTCTACGATATAAATACCGAAAGCGACACAACGTCCAGCCTGAAGCTTACCCAACAAAGTCGGAGTCGAATCCTCGCCCCAAAGCTCTCCCATAAAAGAACGCTTACCTTGTCTAAGGAAAGCCATTCGTCCACTATTTGCTTCCTCAAATTGAGAGTCAGCTTTTGGAAGCTCTACGTTCTCAAACTGAGGTAAAGGAAAGTATCGTTTACTTTCGTCAGCTTCGTTAATTAAATTTTCCCAATTCGGCAAAGCCAAAGAGAGGTCGATTCCATTTCTTACCCCTAAGGAATCTTTGAGAGGCACCATTATTAATGATGAGGTAACGGATTGTATAGGTACGCAAGACGGTTGACCCGTATTACTCAATCCAGCATCGCAATTACATCCAGCCATTTTATTATAATTTACTGGTTTACAATAAGTTAACTTAATTTATTTAAACTCATTGTTTACTTAATTTTTGGTTATCGAGTTACCACCTTGAAAATTAACATTTGCAATTTTCCTTATATTTTGTGAGCGAAATTCTTAATTCCACTCCTGACAAGTTAGCGTCTAAAATGTTTTGGATATAGCCTTTCGGATCCTCAGCACCGAAACGAGTAAAATTTATCATTTCATACTGGTCGAGCGTCTTGTATTGTCTATCCTTATTTACAGCCTCGATAAATAAATCAGCGAGGCGACTCATTGGATTAACAACGTTAGAAACATAGTCAGCACTATAATAATTTACAGCGTCTCCCTCGTCGAGAAAAAATAATCTAACTTCTGACTCCCAGTCATAAACTGAGCCTCTCCCATATTGGAAATATCTGACGTCAGACAACAGCCAAATAATAGGCGTTTTCTTTGTCAGGTCAGCCGTTGAAATCGTCCACTCTCGATTCGCTGAGATTCTCGTCCCACTTAAAAAATATGGCTTTTGGAGGCTTAGTATTCCGTCAGACGTTCCAGCTTTAATCCATTTATCAGGATCCAGGTCGGTTATTAAAAACTCGTCCTGAGCTTCGTCGGTTACATATTTTCCGATTCTCGAATATTTCGAGTCGCAAACAGTAGTATATTCATTGATAGGGTCATATTTCCCCACCATAGTATTATCTATTTTGTTTACTAAATCCTCAATAAAATTCGATATATCTTTAATCATAACCAGTAAGCCGTTAGCTTTTTACGTCCATTGAATAAACTATAATCTCCAGTTCCCACCTTATCCACGTTAACAATTAAATCGAGGTTTCCCTGATTAACTGATAGCTGGTCGTTAACTGTATAACCACTTCCTGGGTCTCCGATTGCTACGGATTGGACAGTTCCCATAGGATCCGACGTCAAGTCTAAAGTCCCATAAAGTCCAGTCCCTCCAGTAGCGTCGTAAACGCCTGAGGGGATATTTGTTCCAGCTTGAGTCATTGTAATCGTTACTAATTGACCCAGCTTGACAGTCGAGCGATTTAAAATAATGTAGTCTTGAATAGCCTGAAACGATAATATCGCCTCATTGTATCGATTATACATCATTGAAAACAAGGTGTTCGCAATATCTGAGTTTTCGCTTTGTGGCTTAGTGTTTCCAAATGGCGTCATTTGGTTAACTAAGTCCTTAGCGTACTCATAGTAAATAAATCCGAGTAACATATCTTTAATCCCATTTGAGATAAGCATTCCGTCGTAATTGTATCCACGATTCCAGCGAGTCAAATATAAATTGACGTCCTCGGATAATGGGTCAAATACTTTCAGGAAATTCGGAGATTCAGGAACGTCATTAACTAAGTCGGTGGCAAATTGATTGTATAAATCCACGCCAAACAACTCCTTTAAATATCGGCTCTCATATCTATCGATATAGTCCTGAATAGTTTGCTCTGAAAACATACCTTTCGATAAGGCATATTTACCAGTAAAGTCAGTTACTTTAATTATCATTATTTACTTTTTTAAGTCGCCATAACCAGCACTCAAATAAATTTCAGCCGTTTCTCCAGTTACCGACCAAATGGATCCCTTTGGTAATCTTTGAGCCGTTCCGTTTGAGATAAATTCGTAAATCTTTGACTTATCTAATTTAACGGCTTCCTTTTTGGGATCTTCGGTTTTTGTTACTGGCTTTTCAGCTTTGTTCTCTAAAGTGTTTGTTATAACTTTTTTCTTAGTAGCTTTTCTTTTCTTTTCCATTTTAAACAATTTTTAAAATTACGGAGTCTTGTCGATTGCTGTTATATCCGTCGAGATTGTTCCCACGACAAAAGCAAATTTTTGATTAGCTTTTACATAAGATACAAGACGAGCCTCAGCCAAAATCGTTACCATATTACGAGTAAAGTCATTCGCGTCAAGACCGACGCTCATAGCGATATCGTTTCTAAATCTAACGTTAAGCTTAGACAAATCTCCGACGACATATCTATCCTGAGCGATATAAGTCGAGCTGATAATTCTCATTCCAGCGACTCTCATCTCTCCCATTCCGTCCTGAGTCGGTAAGTACATTGGATAAGTATAAGTATTGTCAGTTCCTTTAGTTAATTGAAGCTTTGCGATATCCTCAGGATTCATTATAACGTGAGTCGGTGTAAAATTCGCTTGTTCAATCTGAGCCATTACAACTCTCAAAAGGTCAGTTATATTAGCGTTTGGAATAGACAAAGCAAAAGACCCAGCTCCGAAAACTGGTAATCCCATACCTGGATCCAAAAGACCATTAATCGATCCAGGGACTCCCTGAATTAATGCGTTTTCGATTCCCTCTCTTACTGACAACATTAAATCGTTATTGATTTCAGCACGAATAAAAGATAAATCTTCAAGCATTTCTTTTGAAACTTTAACGTATGAAGCAATATTTTTACCTCTTCGCTAACTTCTTCCCATGCTGGTGAGCCTTCTGTTTTTGCCTCAGCTTCTGTTGACCAACCAATTTTAGAATCTTCCGTTTGCTGAACGTAAGTAACAAATTTTCCAGACGTTGCGCCAGTGTTAGAATTTTCCAAAATTCCGTAACGCTTGCGAACAGTTCTGTCAACTTGCGTATCAAAATCAGTTAGGGCATAGGTGCCTTCATAATTAGCAAGTATTGTCGTGTCCTTTACAGACAGATTAATTCTGCTTCCTTTTTCAATTGCTTCCTTAATCGCTTCAACGTTATCCTTATAAACTTGAAAGATTTTTTCTTTTAAGCTTAATTTTGGCGCTGAAACAACTTGCGCTTTTTCTGTAAACGCTTCAAGTTTGCCTTCAAATTTTGCAATAACTTTTTCAAGTTCTGCGTTTTTTTCTGTAAGTCCGTTTAGACTTTCAATTGACGATTTAATTTCGCCAACATGTGCTTCCATTTCTTTTTTGGTAGAAAATTCAGCGCTTTTTTCTGTAAACAAGTTATCAATCTTTTCAATTGCTTGTTCTGGTGTTAAATTACTTTCCATTTTTTCTTTTTTTTTGGAATAATTTTTATTTAATTTTTGCGTTCTATTGCTTTAATGCTTCAACGACTTTTGCCCAGTTAAACGCGTCTGCACTTTTCTCGTCTGCTGGCTGGCTATTTTTTGGAGTAAGCAATTCGCTTGGCTCTTTTGTAGCAAGTAACACTAATTGACTTGAAAGATATTTAGCGCGCATCTCCAGCGCATATAATCGCTCATCACTGCCTTGCCCTATTCCTAAAGATTTTAAAATAGTATTTAGCTCAACATTAATTTGCGAAATATAATTTTTTTTGTTTTCAGATTTAATAACTTCAACAACGTTTGTATCATCATTGCTTCCAAAAGTAACTGCGCTTCCTTCCCACAACTTAACTTCTTTTATTAAATTGTAGCCAGTGCCAGTTGCTTTGTCTTCAACGTAACGCATTTTGTCTGGAATATATTGAAAACCAATTGAATGCTCACGAATAATACCCTCTGCATAATCTTTAAACGCATCGTCGCCAAGCGTTGAAGTGCTTAACTTTGCAACTGCATAAAGTCCAACTTCGTCTTCTTCCAGCGTTAAGAATTTGCCAATAGGTTTTTCCCAATCATGATAACGTAAAAACTGAATTTTGCGATTGCTTTTGCTTGCTGGTCCATGTTCACGAATAGACTTTTTAAAAGCGCCTTTTACAATCATGTCATTGTCAGAATCTACATTGTCAAATTTAGATAAATAAATTGCCACCTCACGTTTTTCATCGTGCATGTCTTTTATCTCGCCAGCGTGTTTTGTATTATATAAAGTGTTCATTAATAAGTTTTTTCAGCGTTTATAACATCAACCATTTCGCGCATTTCTTGTTCCGTTAGCGTTACGCCCATTTCAACCATAGTTTTAAGCGTTTCGCTTCGCGTGCGCATTACTTCAGCTTTTTCCCTTTCGTCTTCTTGCATAATTGGCAAATGGTCAAAACATGCTTTTAAATAATAACCTTGCTCAGCCAGTCCAAATTGTTGCATAATAGCATTGTAAAATTGTTGCGTATCTGGTATTATTGTGTCTTGATAAACCATGCGAATTGAATCGCGCACATTCGTAAACGTTGTGCCTTCCGTTTTACTAAACAAATTATAACTTAATCCGTAAGCGTCAATCAATGCAAGCTTGTCAGCAGTTAATTCTTCAAACAACATTAAGTCACGCGTTGGATATGACATTGGTTGCCAGTTTACGTTGCTTTCTGTTATAATTAATTCATCTTTTTGTCTTTTGTACCAATCGCGTTGTATTTTGCTTCTTTCTTCTGGCGTCATTGGAATTGCTCCACCTAAATCAGTTTGTTGAGCGCTTAAAATTCCAATGGCACCAATATTTTCAAGCAATACATTTCGCTTTTTATATTGTGCTGAAATGTTGCTTAATGGATAACGCAAAGAGTCAATTCTGCTTATTGGTTTAACA